ATACCTGTCATCTCAGGTGGGTTGGGGTCTACCTTCCCCGCAGCCTCCCACTGTTCCGCTGTTCCTACCGAAGAGAACCCACGGAACACAGCCCAGACCACTGCGATATTATAGCTTACAGCACTCATACCTGTGGAGGTTATGGTGGTTTCATTCCCATCAAGGACTTTGGTGAACATCACAAAGTAGTCTTGTCCACCGTCCTGTATACTCTTGTGATTAGTGAAATCCGGTAGGGTATGTGTATCTGACCCACTCATGCCCACCATGACCACACAAATGTCGCCCGGCTCAATGTCAATAGAGGTTAGGTCAACAGTGTAGTTGGCGTTGTATTCGCTAGTCTTACCACTGCCCACAAAAGAGGTTGGCTCTGCTACACTAGCAGCCCTAAGCATAGTGTGGTTCACTAAGAAGCAACTCCAACGAATGAGCCATACGGTTGTGCACCCACCTGCCACAAGTGAAAGACGTTGTACACATCTGCTGAGTTATCAATATCAGGTGAGTTATCGCCGCCAACCCAGACCATTGATGTAGGTGCCCAATCCAACGTGTAAGCTGACTCATCAGCGTCAACATGTAGGGTTACAAACTCTCCACTTTCGAGGTCGAGAGTGACACTTGTAATATCTTCTACCATCAGGAGCGTCTGAATAGTTCCGTTGACTGGATCAAGGGTCAATGCCCCTGAAGATGAAGAAACCGAGTATACACCCTCAGTAATCTCAGCCCCAAAGGTTGCTGCGCCGGTGGCCTCAAGAGTTGTGAATTTGCCAGTTGAGTGCCCTGTGGCACCTACCGTAGTGGCGTCTATTGTACCACCATTGATATCCGCTGTAGTGGCCACGAGGGAGCCAATGGTACCCAAGGTGGTCACCTGTGCGGAGCCCTCCCAGTCATCAAGACCATCCGGTGTTACTGCTAAGGTAGTGGAAGTACCTGTGTTGGTCTCATCACTGGTGGCCAGCTCAACAACACCCGCTACTGAGTCAGACGCAGCTACTTCCGCAGGGGCAATCTCCACCACAGTGGTACCATCGTCACGAGTCCACAGACGGCCATCTTTGACATTAACAGCGAGTTCACCCTGTACCAAGTCGGTAAACGCTGGGACCTCGGTTGTTACTGCGTTGTTCTTAGTTATAATACGTGTCATGAGTGCTCCAGTGTGTGTTTCATAACGTGTCCTGTTGTGGCCTTATGGCCGAAATCGCTTTATGCTTCACTTATAGTAAAGTTCTTAATGCAGGAGGAGGTAGCACCATCCCCACTTCCGTCTGTACCAACACTGAAGTTAGTACCGCCGGACAGAACTGCCACGGTAGCGTCAGGCGTACCCTCAGTGCCATCAAACCAAATACGCATTCCGTCAGCAGTTGTATTAGTTGCCTTCACTGCGTATGCGGTTCCAGCAGAAAATGAGATCGCAGATGCTGTGGCTGTGTCTGTGCTTCCGCCTGTTTTGCGGATAAAATCTAAATCCGTGCCGTCATAAGTAATTTCCCAATAGTTATTACTATCGACAAAAGACCCTGCAAGGGATGTTGTGCCTATATCATCACTCAAGGGAGTCCACTTAAACTCTATAGATACGTCTTGTGATTGGAGGTTGTCTGCTACAGGATAAGTAAGTGTGTCTTTACTGCGAGTGACTGCAATGGCCTCTGTTTTAATGTACATGGAGGCATGTGACCCCTCTTCTACCTGCCACCCCCACACATAACATCCTTGCGTTGCCACAGCGAATGACTCTGGGACAATCCTCGGCTCATATTTGTTCGAGGCTCCTGATGCCGTTGTCGTAAATGGCATAATAATGCGATACCAGCCATTACCGTAGTCCTCGACAGTACCGTTTGCGAATATAGATGGCACTCCATCAACCCAAATAGCAGTAGCTGAAACCAGAGTAGCGGAGGCATCAGCATCGTAGACCACTACTGAACTGGCGGTTGCATCTACGTTCTTAACAAACACCGACAATACATAATTTGTTTCAGCAGCCAGCACTATATCGGACTGATAAAGACTGTCTGAAGTCGCTGTAGCTTGCTCGCAATGAAACGCGGTAGTAGTGCCATCGGGTGCTACACCTGACGCTGTGGCCTCATGGGTGGCAGTACCAGTCCATACAGCATCACTCATGTCCTCCGAATGAAAGCACAGGTTTTCTCTCTCACTTTCGGAGATACGCCCACGCAGGGTGGCTTCGGCAAGCTGGGTAGGCGCAGTAAATCCGTTGAAGGTTATGTCGTATGTTTCTTCGTCCTCCATCGCAATATCCATATACTCAGGTATCGTGAGGTCAGGACGCCACAACCACGCTGTAGCATCGTCCTGCGAATTTATCACAGTTTCTGAATCTGCTGTGAGATACGTTACACCTCGGATAGTGACGGACTCAAACAAGTCTTTAGGGTATAGCTCAGTCGGAGTATCTGGTGGGTTATCTATAACAATCCTGACAAGGGGGGTGTACAGCGTTGGATCAATCCCTGTTAGGATAGACCTCACATCATACCCACCTATCTTTATTATTGGTGTACAGGTTCCTTCACCAGTAAACCTCTGATAGCCAGTACCCTCACCTGCCAAGACACTGACAACAGCTTCATCTCCACCGTCTTGTGTGCCTACTACAAGGTTGTTGTTATCTACAGTGTTCCAGTTAGGCGTATCGAAATACTTAACCCGTGGGACATTGGCTCCGTGATCTCCTTCTGTGGTGGTAATGGAAACTATTTCTACCGTTCCGTATGAGCCAAAACCTGCGAGAAGGCGAATGTCTCCATCGGCAGTATCTATAACTTTTGTTCCAGTGTATGTGCCATCCCCTGTCATTAATACTGCGGCACCACCACCACCAATAATTAAAGAAAGATTCTGTCCAGAGTGACCTGTTAATATTACCTCATAGTCTACTGAAGTACCTATATCTAAACCTGTTAGATATGCCCATTCAACTTTACTTACGATCGCATTAGTAGCAGTGTATGTGTTGTCCCCATTGTCTTCCCAACCAGCCCCCACTTCATCAGGCGTTCTATCTGCAAAAGGAACTCTAACTATGCCAACGTATTCGGCAGGAGATTGGTTAGACTGCCCTGTTACATCCTCTATCTGGAAGTTTGAGCAAGTGCCAGAAGTTACCGAATGCGTAAGAGTGGTTGTGCTTGCGGTGAATACGTCCATAGCTGACCGCTCACCTGTTGTCCCAGCCAGAGAGTCCGTCACAGCCCCTGTAAGCCCTACCGTACCAGTCCCTTCAAAACTCACCCGATAATCTTGTCCCACGACCACTGTCGTAGTTGCTGGTAGGGTCGTGTCGCTGTTGCCTGTTACCAGATTCTCAACCCTTCTGGCACCATAAAACCGTGCCTCGTTCGCAAGGGTGTGACGGATAATACTGTCCTGATCGACAACAGTGGCTGTTGCGTTTGCTCTGGTGAATGTTGGAGGGGTGTCACCCTTGCCACTTGCGGTCAAAGAGGTCGTCAGGGGTGCAAAGAAGTACGTGGATAGCCCTTTAGCGGCCCCTGCGCCTAGTTTGTTTAAAGTCCCCAGTCCAAGCATTAGTTCATTTCCGTGATGTTCAACGCACCTGAGGCACCAATACCAGCAACCTTCTCGCCGGGAAACACACTGATGTACTCAACTACGTTTCCGGGTAGGTACGTGGAAGCGGCAGTAGCTGTTGGGGAAGCCCCCAGCACATAGTTCACCGCGGCATCACACACGAGACGCACAACTGTAGTGTTGGCTCCAAAGGCAGTACTTGATACTGAAGAACCTGTCATTGTTTTATTCTCAGACGAGAGAGGTCTAAGTACTGGGATTGGTTGTCTGTTTACATCTGTTGGCAGCTTAGCCATAATTGTTTCCTCGTTGTTAAAATAACACTTGCGTTATACCTCGGTTGACCAAAGGGTTAACGCAAGGGTTATGAAAAGTAAAAAGGCCCCAAGCGTCCACTTGGGATACTTGGAGCCTTTATAGGACTATACCTAGGCTTCAGGTACAGCGATTACAACACCATTTTCTGGACGGTACACTTGCTTTCCGTAGATACGGTCAGCGGTGAACAGCGTAGCCAAATGTTCCTGCTTGTACTGTGTCTGTGTACGCACACCAACTTGCTCCGCTAGGACAAAGGCGTCCTTGTGCAGCAAGAAAGCACCACGAGTAGTACAGTCACCATTAAGGTTTTGGCCTGTAGTCTCCAGCGTAGGGCAGTTTGTTGAGATGTAAACGTCTACACCATACAAACGACCAATCTTACCATTCTCGATTCCCTTGTTCACTGCGAAATCTTGGTTGTGGTAATCGGTCATACCACGGATTGCGTTACAGAGTGAAGGTGGGATGATAAGAGCACGATTCAGCATTGGCACGTCATCATCATCAAGCATCTGCATTGAATAACGCAGGAGAGCATCGGTGAATACGTTTTCTGCCAGCACCATCTCGTCCGCGTCCCATGCCTCAAGGACACCGTTGTCACTCTGGACAACGTGATCGTGTTCCCAGTCCGCAGGGACCACAGCAGATGGGTTTACAAAAGCACCCCCATTACCAAGACCAGTACCTAGCGTAAACATATCTGAGTCTACTTGCTTAGCCATAGCGTAGCCAGCGTCACTGGTGTAGAAACTACGCATAGATGCCAGAGCTTGCACATCGGCAATATCTTCGATCATACGTGAGTATTCCCAGTGCTCAACGATATTAATGTCAACGACATCGTTAGTCGGTGCCTGTAGGTTTACAGATTCTTCCATAACTTTAAGGGAAGCAGTACCACGAGAAGGCTTCGGAATGTGAATTGTATCACCTTTCTTACCTTTCATAGACATCTTTTTAACGAGCGGTGCCATAACGAGATTGCTCTCATAGGTACCGATAACCTCGTCACTCCAGAGTTCTGGAATGAAGTTATTACCTATTGTGGTTGTTACTTGGTCAGTAACGTTTGCAAAATGAGCCATAGTATATTTCTCCTATACTTTAAGCAATGACCTCTACCGTACTCTACCTTCTGCATACGCCTTTTGTATCTCTGGCGACAGGGCCTCGTATCGACTAGGGTCGTTTTTCATGAGGTTGATTATGTCAGCTCTACGGTATATCTTACCCCCTGAGGTACTTCCAGTTGCGCCTGTGGCACTCCCTGTACTCGCGGCCTTCACTTGTTGCGTGCGGGACGTTTGTTCAGATCGCGCTGCTTCTGCAACTACCTTGGTACGCTCCTTGTACTGTGAGAACAATTCGTCCGCACTATCAAAGTCGTACTGCTGGTCCGCACGTACAAACAGTTCTCTTCGGATTGGTGAACCCGCGATCCACTCGCTGAATTTAGGGTCACTTGCGATTGCCTTCATATCAGGGTGTTTCTGTTCCAATCGACTAACGGAAGTAACCTTTTGGTGTTCCCTTGCCGATTCACGTGCAGCTATTACATCTGGGTGTTTAGATATTTGTTGAGTGACTGCGCCCTCAGGGTCCTCAAAGAAGTCCACAGGTTCTGCGGCTACTTCAGGGGCTGGGGTGCCTTGTGTTGGAAGTTGATTCTGTATAAACCCATCGACCACCTTGCGGAGCTCACCTACTTCACCGGAGTGCTTACCAATGAGCTGTTCAGCTGCTTGATGCATTCCTATGACTTCCTTGATGGTTTTCCCTTGGTACTTATCGGGGACATCAGGGACATCACTGGGTGTTGGAGTTACCTCTGGGGCTGCTTCCTCTAAGGAGGTCGCAAGGGCCTGAGGGTCCAAGGCTTCTGTATCAGGTGGGATCGTAGACTCTTCGTTAGGGTCTACTACGTCATCTTCTATAATTGTTGCTGCCATAATCTAGTCTCCGTGCTCATTAGCATTATGAAGTTCTTCTTTTAACTTAGCCTCTCGCCGCTTTTGCCACTTCATGGCCGCACCAGGAAAAGACCCAGTAACACCCTCAAGGTGGAAACGTATTGGCTTAATTATCTTCGTAGCAAGACAGTTGCACTCTTGGCATTGAATATGCTTAGTCTCGTTATCTGCAAAGTATTCGTTGGTGTGCCCCTCTGGGCACGTGAAATCATTCAGGACTTTCATCTAGTTCACTTTCGGAAAACTTGGTTGTTTCCTCAAGGTTTAGCACGTTGCTTATGATAGCCAACTGCCCCTTGCGGAACCAGAGGTCCGTCAGGTCTGATGTGTCCTCGACTGAGTTAATGTATGCCGCATTGTCCGCAAGTTCCGTCAGGAATACCTGCCAACCTTTGGTTGAAAACATCGTTCTCAGGTGATCGAAGTAATCTTCGTCACTTAGGTTTTCTAAGTCCATATTGCCCCCTTGTTGGGTATGGTTGGTGCCACTTATGTCACCATAGACCCTATAAAGGCCTTTAAGATGACACAAGTGGTTTATTAGGTGAATTGTATTGTGTAATATACATTAGAGCCTCTAATGTTAAATATATTAGACATACGTTTGTTTGAGTGCCTACCACGACACTAGGGACCTAGCTGTGGCAGGGCTTATGTATTCTATTGTACCTTAAGTACATTATAACACAGTTTTCCCAAAACGTCTACTTTTTCTTAATTAAATCTGCTTCAACGTCAGTTTTTTTCGGTCTGCCGCGCTTTTTGGGCTTATTTAGGTCCTCTATAGCCTCTATTCGGGCATTTAGAGTCTCAATGCGGTCAAAGGCCGTTTTTAGGACTTTGTTGACTTCTTCGATGATTTTGTTAAGGTCTCCACGCATTAGCATAGGGATTCTCCTCTTTTAGTGGGTTGTGGGTGTAACTCTACTACTTTTGTTCTCCTTTCACCACCCGCTAAGGTGGCTAATTGGACTATATAAGCCCTGAAGTTCAATGAACTCAATGAACGATCTACAATTGACCAGTCAAAACCAAGTTTCTTAGCGGCCTGTTTTACTGTGTTGCCTTTTTGTATCTCCACCAGCAACATTACCTCTTGCTTTGAACTTAGTAGCTCATCTCGATCCATCTACATGTCTTTCGAGGTTTCTGATTCGCTGGTCTTGGAGGTTGTCCCTGTCGTTTTGCTTCCTGTGGTCTTGCGCGGCATCTTCAGTCGTATAGCGCTACTGGGTCTTTTCAAGCATGAAGTTGTTAAGTCTTGATAACTCATCCCCGTGCTGAGCCGCAATGTCAATAGCGATCTTGCTCTGGTCGAGGGCAACATTTGATTGGTCGATGCAAGATGATAATGCCTTTTCCTCCAGTTGTGGGGTGATGAGAGAAAAGCCACCGCCCCCCAAACCAGCAGCAGAAACGATAAGAGTAATAAGAAGTGTGGGAGATATAATAATATGGTTCCCAAGTTCATCCGACTTTGCCTCTGTCATACATCAATTCAACCTATAGGTAGTTGGGGTAGTTGGGGTTGCTGGGGTTGCTGAGGTTGCTGAGGTTGCTGAGGTTGCTGAGGTTGCGGGGGTTGCGGGGGTTGCTGTCGTCTGAACTGGAGGTCCTCTGCCTTCATATTCAAGTCCTTCTCTTTCAAGCGAGTCTCAGCTATCTTAAGCCTGCGAGTGAACTCCTGATCTTCAGCGGCTCCTGGTTGCAGGTTCTTGGTGATAGCGTCAATCTTCTTGATTTCAATCTCCTTAGGCAACATCTCAGTCTCTTGGGCGTACTTAGCGGCCCTAGAGTTGCTTTCGTTGGCCTGAGCACCCACGGCCTCTACCTGAGCCTTCTGTAGGCCCATGGATATCTCGTGGGCTTCCTTCTCTCTCTGCTGTGCCTCAGGATTGGGCTCACCGGCCTTCTTAAGGGTAGCTACCAGCTCCTCGCGGTTATTAATGTTCATATTGTCCACGATTGACTCAATCAGGGCAGGGTACAGAGGGGACTCAGGTGACATGGTTTGTAACAATTGTACCAGCTGAGTTACTTCGTACTCTCGTGCCATGATGCCCAAAGAGCTACTAGCGATAAACTTGTAGTCCTTCACTGGGTAGTGATCTGGGTCAAACTGCATGTACCTCCACGCAGCCTTCTCTATATAGGGTAGCCAGAATCCCTCTTGGAAGTTCAACAGGGTTCTTTTTTGACGTTTGATGATGGCACCAAGGGACATAGAGATACCAGCTGCCGTGGCTTCTCCGTTCACGGTTCCCGGCAGGCCGCTTGCGTCCACGGCCCCCGTAGACTGTTGCACCATCTTTTGTAGTTCACCTGCTTGGGCAAATGTGATGTCACTTACATTACCAAAATTAAATGGCTGAAGGACTTCGGAGGGTTTACCATTGGTCAACAGCATCTTTCCTGGGCGCACTTCTGGTTTGTGGCCCCTAGGGATGCGTGTGGCGTCCATAGCCAGCATTGGGTGAATCGTGAGGGCCAAGGCATCAATACGTGCCCTAATCTCAGCGTCAAGGGCTTTCTGACTGTTGTAGCCCTTCTCACAGATACCACGGCCCCAGAATAATCCCGGTACTATGTCCCACTGGAAGGCCACTACTGATCTGTCCTGCATCATGAAGGGGTTAGACTCAGCCTTTAAGAGGACACCTTCGTTGCCTATGATGACCACAGCCTCCACCAAATCGCCATCATCATCCTCTGGTGCATCACTAGGGATCACAATATCACTGTCATCTACGGCATCTGGGTCAACATCTGTGGACGTACCTTGTTGTGCCAATTTGAGTAGCTTTTGAGGGACTAACCCGAAGTACTTGAGTAACCTTACCTTCCCTTCATCTGCGTTTACGTTGAGTTCACTATCGGGTTCAATGTCTTGGTCACTGGGGGCTGACCCCACGTACCCCTCACGATATACGCCTGATTTCTGTAGTGATGTTACAAAATGTGCGGGGACAAACTCATCAATGGCACAACCATGGGCCGATTCAATGGTAGTAGCCACAGGGTCAATAAGGAAGTTCTTTGGTTGGATGGGCCTCAGGGTGACTATGGTTCTGTCTGTGACGTTCACACCCACAGCTTTCATCTGTCCGTCCATGATGGGTTCGGACGCTGGGGCCATCTCCTTGATTTCCTCTAGGACAATCTCAGCTATACCTGTACCATACACAGCTGCATTGATAAGGACTTCACCGGCATTCTTTCGTATCTTGTGTTTACGGAAGTCCTCGTCCAGCTGATTACGTAACTGTTGCATATCTAGGTCATCTGGGTCCATAACATCGTCCCTGATGTCAAACAACTTACCTTGGGCAAATGTAGCTTCCTCAATCTCAGCCACACTGGATTCCACGGCCTGTTGTAATGCAGGGGTGACGATGCGTGACCTTTCTGAGTCACGTGTTTTGTCTTGACTGGACCACTGACCCCTCCAGAGGCGATTGTACTCGTCCCACTTGGTGTGGAAGTTTGACTCAGTGAAGTCGGCCCACCCTTGGGTCTTTGAGAGGACATAACCAACCAAAGATTGCTCTGATTGGTAAAGAGGGTCCCTAACGGGATCAACATTGTCAACAATAGGCATAATGTTCCTTTATGTGGGCTAATAGCCCGTTAATATGTCAATGGGTTCCCATTCTTCTATTTCGTCAAATGCGCTGGGATACGCAAATTCCGCTAGTTGATCTATGTAACTTAGGGAGTCAATGAGGTCATCGTGGGTCAATTTAGAGGGGAATTGAAATAATTGGTCCATGAACGTAGCATTCCAATCGCCCACCTCTAGGGTAATCCTCTTGTTCTCCATACGGCCCTGTAGGGCCCAGACTATACGGTCTGTCTTCTTTTGGTTACCGTGGGACAGGAGGTCAACCCTAAAGTACCTTGCTTTCTGCCTCATGAGGTCCGTGAGCGGTGACATGATGGCCTGTTGGGCGATACCCTTCTCTATACCTACGGATATTGGCTTGTACTCAGCCACAGCATCAAAGATTCTACGAGCAGTTTCTTTAAGGTCCCATCGCCCATGTATGATGGTCTTTACGTACCAGCCCACTTGGGTCACGTTGACGACTGAAATAGCTGTCTCATCTAATCTTGATTTATTAGAGGTAGTGCCTGTTTGAGCAAAACCAGCGGGGTCCACGGTGATGTACCAGTCCCCCTCGAATTTACGGTTCTCATCGGGTTCCTCGAACTTTAACCATTCCTCTTTAAACAACATGGAGTCTTTGGCCTCAAAAGCTGCCATGAACTCCTGTCTGAATGCAAAGGCGGACATTGACCCCTTGGCCCTGTCGATCTCACTTGCCTTCAGGGTGGGGTTGTCATAGGATGTCAGGTGCCAGGATTTCCAGTAAGGATCGCTGCCCAAAGAGGCAAATTGGTACAGTTCCCAGAAGTGATTCCTACCCTTGGGTGTCCCAATGAACAGGGCTCCACCTTCGAGGTCTGTGAGGGCCGGTAGTAAGATTTCCTCCCATACCTCAGGTTTCATAGTGCCGTACTCATCCAACACCACGTACTGTAGGGAGACACCACGCATGGTATCTGGCCTATCGGAGCCCTTTAGGGATATGGTGGCTCCGTTTACCAAAGTAATCTGTAGATTGTTGATATGGGCTGTTTTAATGACACCCCTACCGAGTTCAATCAACATAGACCACATAACGTCCCTAGCCTGCCCTTGGGTCTCAGCCACATAGAATATATGGGAGAATTGAGACTTGCACGATAAGGCCTCTACGAGGAGCTTGTAGGCTGCATAGCGGGTTTTTCCGCAGCGTCTGCCAGCTGCGATTACTTTAAAGCGGGTAGGGTCCTCCCAGACATCCTGCTGCCATGGTAAGAGGGATATGTTAAGTTCCACTAGGGTCCCCCTCGAAACTGCTAGGGACCACCTCAAAAGAGGCGTCTATGGGGTTATCATCTTTTTTATCACTTTCAATATCAACTTTGGTACCTACCCCCGATATGTTGACCTGAATGGCGGACCTACCTAAAGACCCAGCATCCTTCTCGAACCCACTTACAGGGGCTATACGGTCCATGACCAGTTTCCAAGCTGCTGCTTGGTTTTTATGGTTGTCATCCAAGGCGGCACTAAAGATAGACTCTAAGACCTTAGAGGACTTAGGTGAATTGAGCATCCTTGCTCTATATTCTTTCATAATCCCAGCTTCGCCCTTAGGACGACCCACGGGGTTTTTGTCTACTTTCTTAGGTGGTCTCCCTCTAGGGTTCCCTGTTGGCTTAGTCATAGGTTCTCCTGAATGGGCCTACTTGAGTTTACTCTTGGGTACTCTCTTTTGAAGTGCTCTTAAGTGTTTAAAAAGAAGTGGTAAGAGATATCTCAATTGTATCACTAGAGACCCCCTTCAAACTAAAGAGCATGTAACTTAAGTATAGTATAACACACTTTCCCCAAAGTGTCTACTTTATTTTACATTATGGCCACATATGATACAAAATAAATAATAAAGTTACCTGTGGTATAACTATTTGAACCACTCAAGGGTTCCCTATTTACCCCCTTTTACCCTATTTAACTCAAGTGGCCTTATAACCACTAGTTATGGGCCCCCTAGAGCACTATTCGAGGAGGGAATATCACTAGTTTTAACTTCGGTTAACTTCGTTCATCTTCCGTTAACTTCGTTCATCTTCGGGTAACTTCGGATTTCACCTAAATTGTGCGGAAGTGGTTACCACTAAAAAAACCCCAAGCCCCAGGCCCCCCCGGCCCCTCCTGGGTTCCAAAGTGGAACTCACCCTGCCCCTTGCGTGGCCCTGAGTCAGTTCCAAAAGGGAACCGAGTCAGTTCCAAAAGGGAACGCAAGTGGAGGGGGTACCACACCGGCACCACCTATGTCAATTCATGTGGTGAATAGTGGATATTCATGCGGTGAATGGTTCAGAGGTAGACAAGGGGGGACACATGTGGTACCCCCTAGGGACTACTGGGGCCACACCTTAGGGACTACTGGGGCCACGCCCGATAGCACAGATAACATGAGAATACAATGGTAATAATACCATTAAAACATTAGACACTTTGTTTGACCTGTGAGTATAATGCCCTCACACCACGAAACAGCGTGGCCACAGAGACCACAACAAACAAAGGGTTATTAACATGGACACAGTAACAAGAGAGTTTAGCTACAAGGGTAAGGACAAGCGGTACCATCTAGCTACAGGTATCGATAGTGATGGTAAAGCTTACCTGTATCAAGAGTCTAGCAATAGGGACGGTGGGGACCATAGAGCACACCGCCACGAGTACTACCCACTACTATTATGGACTGCTAACAAGGATTTCGAGAGCCTTGTACAAGCAATCATAAACAATGAAATTGGAGCGTAACTTATGACTATCAAGACCCATACCACCATACAGACACAGGACCACACTACCGGAGAGTATAGCTCCGAGTTTCTAGGGGCTTTCACAGATGGTACTAGGGACCTATGTGCTATTAGTATCCATGATGTACTAGGCATAACACAGAGGTCTAAAACCCTCGATAACGGCACCGTAGTGGTTACGGTCCAAATTGAGACCACTGGCGGCACACTAGATGTGTCGTGCTTTCACACCAACGATGTACAATAGGGAGTAAACGAAATGTTAACACCGGCTGAATATGCACAATATGTAGTAGATATGGGTTTTACACTGGCTGATTTTATTAACCAGTCTAATATCTGGAATACGTCAGATGAATATAGGGCGGCGACTATTTTAGAGCTTAAGGCCCTAGAGTCTGCCGCTAAGGGAGAGCAATAACATGACTACCATTACAATAGGGACCACAACAAAGGGTCACCGCGTATGGCTACAGGGTACAGCTAACAAGGGCTGGCCTGTAGGGGCACGGTATCACACTACCTATGGCACAGAGGCCATAGAGTTACAGCTGGCCCCAGAGGGTAAGCGTAAGGTGGCCGCAGCTAAAGGCGGCATCATAGACCTAGTGGGCCGTAAGGTCTCACAATGGGCACAGGGCCACACTAGTGCGCTTGTGGTCCACGACAGGGCACGTGGTCGCATAGTTATTACACGTACATAACAGGGGCACAGAGTAATGAATATATTTGATACCATCACACTACAGGACGTCTGGAATACTGACCTGATTACTTATGCCGCTAAGGTATGGTGCAGGGATAACATGGCATATCTGAATAAGCCTATACAGCTATTTGGGACCAGTCTCAAAGTGGAAAAAGGCCGTAAATACAAGCGTGAAACATATGTAATGTACTTACAGCCAGCGGGTAAGGTAGCCACAGAGACCTTATGTGCCGGTGCGCGTAGTGCTGGATGTGAGGGCCCTTGCCTTATCAGCAGCGGTCAGCTAGGCATGACAACGGGGCAGAATGCGGCTACTAAGCGTACAGTACTGATGTTGCTACGTCCTGCGTGGTTCGAGGCGCAGCTGCTAACAGAAATTGATAGGGCTGAGCGCAAAGCCACCAAAACAGCTGTAAAAGCCTTATTCCGATTGAATGGTACAGCTGATATTGATTTTGGCCACATAATGGCACAACGGCCTAACAGTAGTTTTTATGATTATACGAAATTACTGTCTAGGGTACGTAAAAATACCCTAGGGAACTACCACCTGACGTTTAGCGGTTCGATGTACTCCGAGCCCTCACGTAGGGCCCTTAGGAAGGCCGTACAACGCGGGTACAATGTAGCAGTGGCGTACAATACCAAGGGCCTTACAAGCGATAACATAGCCATACCAGAGGGCCTAGAGGATTTTGATACAACGGACCTACGTCCTATGGACGCTGTAGGGGCCATAGGGGCCCTTAAGCGAAAAGGTAGCAACAAAGGCCAGAGGGCCGCAGAGGGTTTAAATAGTTTTTTTGTGACAGCTGCGAATGAACATATATTCAATGACATTATCGCCGTAGGTTAAATACTACGGTTTTTCCTGGCCACTATAAGGTAAACATTATGAGAGCATATAAGTTATTTAAACGTAGGAGTAATGGTACGCTAGGGCCCCTGTTTATTAATGCTAGACAGATAATCCCCATAGGGGAGACCATGATAGCAGAGAGCCACCCTACAAAGGGTTTCGCAGTCCGTGAGGGGTGGCACGCCACTCTAGAGCCCATAGCACCACATCTGTCAATGGCCCCTAGAGGTGGCTGTGAGAGAGTATGGTGTGAGGTGGAGCTAGGTGGCACGGTGCTACACAAACGACCAGAGTCACAGGGTGGCACGTGGGTACTGGCAGATACATTAAAAGTTATTAGGATTATGGAAGGGTATAGCCATGAATGATGAACAGAGAGAGAGGGCCACAGAGGCGGTGCGATTAGTGGAGTCTAGTGCTATGGAACTTATTTTGTGTTTCTCGTGCATGTCAGACGATGTTATAGCCATTGAGTGGACACAATTACAGGCGGATTTTAATGCCTTATCTAGGATAATGGAACAATCGGAGGGCGAGTTATGAAATTTGACAAACAGAAGTTTATTAATTTTTTGTCTAATAGGAGGGTTCCAGCAATGAAACCAACAGTTTTGTTTTTGTTTAACTCCAGCGACTACGCTGTACAGCCATGGCTAGACGATGGCAGGTTTAACGTGGTATCCGTAGACTATGATGATACGGACCATAGTGGAGCCCACACGAAGCCAACAGAGGGGCATCATAGGTTGTCCATAGACTTGTCCCGCTATGGCTCTCTCACGGTCTCTAGTGAGCTCACGCATATAGGTATGGCACAACCTAGCCTAGTGATATCGTTTGCCCCATGTACGGACCTAGCTGTCTCTGGAGCGGCACATTTTGCACGTAAGAGAGAGCGGGACCCCCAATTTCAAGAGAAGGCCACACGTATGGCTAAACTGGCTAGTGAATTTGGATGCCCATACATGGTAGAGAATCCCGTGTCCGTACTGGCCACTCTGTGGCGCAAACCGGACCACTACTGGCACCCACATGAGTACAGCGGGTACTGTCCTGAAGGGCCCCATCCGGAGTTCCCAGAGGTGATCCCACCACAGGACAACTACTGTAAGAAGACTTGTCTCTGGACAGGTAATGGGTTTGTTATGCCCCTTAAGAAGGACCACTATATACCTCGGAAAACTACTGTTTTTCCTGGCCACGCTAAGCTAGGGGGCAAGTCCGCACGTACTAAATACATTAGGTCATTGACTCCCAGAGGGTTTGCACGAGCTATTTATGAGGCTAATTGTGAAAATATTGTGACATTTAGTAAAAACCCGTGTTATAATGCGTAAAAAGCAGCACATTAATCGTTTAAATAGAGGTAATATTGTGTCTAAACCTAGTATTTTAATGAGAATTGAGGCTTTAATAGCTGTATTTGTTTTATGGCTAGTGGGCCATTTTGATGATAACAATGAGGGGCAACCTGATGAAGAATGACATAGAAAACACACAAGTGGAGCCCATTGGCCCCATGACCATGGCTGAAATAGCTCAACATATGGGGG